TAAAAGTATATAATATAACTATATAATTTACCTTTTTAGTATTTTAATATAATATATCTATTTATAATATAATAATAATAATAATATAATAATAATATATCATAATAATAATTTAATAATACTTTTTTAAGTACTTTTTTAGTAATAATAATTAAGATCTAATAAGATATAAATAATAATAATAAATAAAATAATAATACCTATAATTTACCTTTTTAAGAAGACTAAAAAGGGAGAGTGGATGTGACTCAAAAAAAAGCTCCGGCAAGTTCGCCAAGAATTCACTTTTCATTTTCTTGGCAAAAAACTTTTTTTAACAAAAATTTTTATTTTTTATTATTTCTTTATTATTATTTATTTATTATTACTTTTATTTACCTTTTTAGTTTTTTAATATAATATATCTTTTTAATATCTAATAATAATAATATAATAATAATAATATATCATAATAATAATTTAATAATACTTTTTTAAGTACTTTTTTAGTAATAATATTTAATATCTAATAAGATATATAAAATAATAATAATAAATATATTTATATCTATAATTTACCTTTTTAAGAAGACTAAAAAGGGAGAGTGGATGTGACTCAAAAAAAAGCTCCGGCAAGTTTGCCAAGAATTCACTTTTCATTTTCTTGGCAAAAAACTTTTTTTAACAAAAATTTTTATTTTTTATATAAAACTTTTATATAAAAAGTTTGCAATTACTTTTTTAGTTACTTTTTTAAGACATTTATTACTTTTTTAGTTTCTTAATTTTTATTATATTATAATATTTTTAATTTATAGATATTAATTATTATCTAAAACTAATATTTATTTTTAAGTTAGTTAGATTTTTAAGTTACTTTTTTAAGAACTAAAAAATCTACTTTTTTAAGTTACTTTTTTAAGACATAATATACTTTTTAAGTTGTATTTTATATTTTAATATTTTAAATATTTATCATATATTTATAACCTAAAAATAATTAATAGATTTTTAAGTTGATTTTTAAGTTACTTTTTTAAGATACTTAAAAATGAAGTTAATACATTATTTATATATATGACCTATAAACTATCTGTTGGAGCTTTATTTAAGAATGAATCTCATTCCATTAAAGAATGGATTAAACATTATTTACATCATGGGGTTGAACACTTTTATTTAATAGATGATGGAAGTACCGATAATTATTTAGAAGAAATACAAGAATATATTAATATAGGAACAATAAGTTTATTTGTTGTAAATTGGGATAGGTATCTAGGACGTCAGAAAGATATGTATAATATGTACTTATTACCTCGTTTATCAGAAACAGAATGGTTACTATTAGTTGATTTAGATGAATACTTATGGTGCCCTTCTCATATTGATTTAAAAGTACATTTATATGAAGTACATAAAATAGGACAAATACAGTTTGAACATACAATATTTGGATCAAATAATCACCTTGAACAACCACAAGAAATTGTCAATAGTTTTACAAAACGTGGAGAACAACCCACACGTAACCCAGGGAATCGTAAATATTTTATAAAATCATCATTCGAATTCACCAGTATAAATACTCATCATGCAACTTTTAAAAATATAGAAGAAGAAAAAAACAACTTTATTTATCTTGATGAAAAATATTATATTTTAAACCATTATAACTGCCAATCCAAAGAATTTTGGAAAAATGTAAAATGTACTAGAGGAGACAGTGACAACTATAAAACAAGGTCTGAAAAAGATTTTGAAGAATTAGATTTAAACCTTTACGAAGATGTCAGATTATTGGAACAAAATAAAGGAATAAAAAATTGATAAATTAATAATTTTTAGATTTATTATATAAAAAGTATTAAAATGGCAACAAAAATATCAATGTATCAAGAGCCGATTGAGGATGACGATGATGTATTCAAACCATATAAAGTTAACCACGATGTATTCTTTGGTTATAAATTAGATGAAAATCTATTTAAACAAAAATTTAGTAAAATAAAAGATATGCTTACCATGACATCTGAAAATAGAGGTATTTCACAAAAACATATAACAGAAATATATGACTATTATAATTCAAATCCCGAAGCATTTATTCAACCATTACATATTATAAGTTATTATAAACCAAATAGTGGCGAACAATTTTTAATCGCAGATGGACAACATAGAGTTGAAGCATTAAAAAGATTATTATTAAATAAAATAGATAGAGATGTATTATATTTTGTTCATGATGCAGATAATGAACAAGATATAAAAAAAATAATTAAAGAATTAAATAGTAGTAAACCAATTGATTCATTATTTGATTTTGATAAAAGAAATATATTTATAGATAAGCTTGAATCAGAATTTGATAAAATATTTAGCCTAAATGAAAACCATCATGATTTTAAAATGAATAAGATTAAATTAAGAGATGCTTTAGATAATATTAAATTATTCGAAAAGATAAATTTAACAGTTGAAGAAATATATTGTAAATTAGATGAATTTAATATGGCAGTAAAAAATGATTTCTCATTTAAGAAAAAATCAACAAATGAAAAAGATTTATATATGAAAATTGCCCAGACACATGGATTTTATTGTTTGATGTATCGTGATTATCTATGGGTAAATAAATTTTATATATATTTAAAAAATGAAGTTTAATAAATTAATTTATGCTGTCAATGTACCTCTTGCACGTCTTTTGGGGTCAGGTGTTTGAGCAATTGCTTTTGGATTTGGTTTAACAGGAACTTCATCTTCTGATTCATCGTCATCTAATGATGGTATAACAATTGAATTTTTGGAAGCTTTTAGTTCTGCAACTTCTTGTTGTAAATTTTTAATAGCAAGTCTCATTTCTGTAAATTGTTCATTTATATAATCAATCTGTTCTTTCTTGATACGCTTCATGGAAATATTAATTTGTTCAAAAATATTTGAAAATTCTGATTTATTTTCAAATGTTACAGTGAATGTTGCTGTTTCGTCTGATTTCACAAAATTATGTATAATTGTTGTATTGAGTGTTTTATAATTCACAAGTGATTTTTCAACAACTGAAATAGGATTTGGAATTGCCTTTGGAAAATCTGTTAGAACAATTTCTCCTTCATAGTAATTATCTCCCATATCTGCTCGTAGATAATGTTTACCATCTCTATTTACTAATTTGATATTTTGGTGTTCTTTAGATGTGTCCATTTTATTATAGTTTATCTTTAATTTTATATAAAAAAAATATAAATCAATTTTTTTATATTATAAATTATGGAGTTAATATTGAATGATTATATTATACAATTAGGAGGAAAAAGAAAAAATAGTAAAAAACTCAAAAGATCAACATCTTTTGATCTTCAAAAAGAAGCAAATTTTATGAAAGCAATTGAAATTTACATTCATGAACATAGTTTTGATATATTTTTTCAACCATTAAAACCGGAATCTCCTGAATTAATTGTACCAGCTGAAGTAAAACTTCGTAATGTAAATGCACATGTTGAAGAATATTTAAATAATATCAAAGCGGTTAGAAAAATGTATCAAAATATATATGATCGTTTTAAAAATATTATTCCTCATACTGATTCATTAATATATCGTTATTATATATTTGGATATTTAAATAATATATCATTATCAGTCAGTCCAAGAATAAAAAAAGAATGGGGAATAACACATGAATTATTTGGTGCATTTTATAATGTTGATTTAAATAACACATATTGTTCATTATTTCCAGATTTAGAACCAAATAGTGTAGGAAATGTATTATTTTTTACACCTAAAAAAGGAGATATTATTTTAGCAAATCCTCCATATGTAAATGAATGGATAAATTGGATGATTAATAAAATATTAAACGAATGGAGAGGAATTGCAACATTTCATATTGTAATTCCAGTATGGGATCGTAGAACACGTAGAAGATTACAGATGGATACAAAATATGGTTCCCATGAAATTGAAAAATTAATTGATCCAAGCACTGAACATAGTGTAATCGATAAGTTTGAATTTTATGATGGAATTAATAATAAAATTAGCTATTCAAGAGACCCGGTTCATTATATTAAAATATAATTTATATATTAGTATATGGAGATTATTAAAACTAACGAAATTAAAAACAGAAAAAAAAATTTAATATCAATGTCTATATTTAAAGCATATGATTATGAAGATACATTTAACAGAAGATTTAATATCTTTTTAGGTAAACTTGAAATATTTTCATTAAAAATAAAAAATATCGATTATGATTTACGTATATATTATGATTCTTCAACTGAAGAATCAATAAACCCAATCATTAAAAAATATACGCAATTTGAATTCTATTATTTTAATTATCCACCGTTACGTGTAGGAAAACAACATGATGGATTTTTTGGAATAATGTCGAGATTCTTACCATTATTTGAAAAAGAATATGATTATATTAAAATCCAAGATTTTATGTCTGAGTCATCAATAAATAAAGGATTAATACTGGAAAAAAATAATAATATCGATACATTATTTTATTCAATTGAAGATTTTCATAAATATTATCCAAATAATCGTAAATATCCAATTTTAGGAGGTGGATTAATTACAAGAAATAAATTACCAATTTCAATATTTAATAATTTTTTAAATGATTTAATAAATGAAAAATACAGGAATATAATTCTATATATATTAGATCATCGTAACGATACTTATAAATATGGTATTGGAACAAAATTTCCATTTGGAATGGATGAATATTTTTTAAATACTATTGTATATAAATATATTATAACTGAAAATACATATATTATTACAGGTATTGATATAGTATATGTAATAAAACAAATTATTAGATTTGTTATTAATATAGAAAAACGAGATATGGAATTATTTAAATTATTAATTGAAACAAAACAATTAATGAAACAAGATGATGAAAATAAAGAAATATTAAAAACATACATTCAAATTGCTAAAAAAATAGGAAGAGAATCATTGTTAAAATATATTAATAATTCAAAAGGTAATTCACAAAGAATAGATAAAGATAAAATAGAAATTAATACATTTTTTGATTACATTGATAGTCATAAAGAAATTGATAGTTTATTTATTGTAAAAAAATTTAAAGACTAGATACATTCGATTGAGTAGTTTTTGATTTTCTACCACTCTTTGTCGATATACTATTCTTAAATTCAGCATATTCTTTTATAAATACTTCATATGTATTCACATGGTTATCATATGCTTCACCAAATTCATCATAGTCTTCAAGATGTTTGTTATATTTTCCGATATGTTCATCAAATTTTAAATTTAATTCTCTGTGTTCTTTTACTAACTCTAATTTAAATTGTTCATAATTAGCGATAAAATCATTATTGATCTTTTCCTCACATCGTTTAATATGATCGTCAACTTTGACATTCAACTCAGAAATATTTTTTGCATAATCACTAATTAATTCTGATTTTAGCTCTTCGTAGTTTTTACTAAAAATTTCATTATTTTTTAATGTGTTAAAATCAGTTATTAGATTTTTGTAATTGATGTTAAATTCATCTAATTTTGTATTTAATTCCGTTTTAAATTCTGTATCATTTTTAATGTATTCGTTTATCTTATTATTAATTTGTGAATATACAAAATACATTCCTATAAGTATTCCATATATATGTGATTGTTCGTATATATGTGTTATAATACTGTTTGTATCAAAATTTAGTTCTTCCATAGTTGTACTCGTGTTAATAAAATCCATTTAAATATAAAGATAATAATTTATATAATCAATTTTTTATATTATAATAAACTAAGTGGTTGATTCTTTGAAAACTTTGCTTTAATCACATTATCATTAATTGTTGTATTATTTACATTTGTAATTAAATTTTCAGCATCTTTTTGATTGAAAAAACAAATGTTTACACATGTACTATTCTGTTTATATTTAAATTCAATATTTTTGATTTTACCATATTTTTCAAATTTCTTTGTTGTAGATCTTTCTGACATATTGACAGGTAGATTAGATATAAATACATTTGTTTTGACTATTTGACGAGACCAAATTTTATTTTGAGGACATAATGATATATGTCTGACATATGGTTTAAAAGCACTATTTACTGATTGAAATATTGTTCTCTCTGTTGTATTCATTTCTATTAGTAGTTTAATGGTTAATGGATTATAATATTTAATTTCAATTTAATTTCAATTTTTTTATAATGAAAGTATATGGAAATTATAAGAATAAATGAAATAACTAATCGAAAAAATAATTTAATTTCAATGTCTATCTTTAAAATGGAAGAATCATATAGAGATTTTAATAAGTATAAAATTAATTTATTAAATTTATTAAATTTTCTATATACAATAAAAAGCAATTTTGATGTTAGAGTATATTTTGATGATTCATGTATTGATGAATTATTATTAATTGCTAAAGAATTTCCTAATTTTGAATTCTATAAATTTAATTATAGTAAAATGAAAAATGGAAATTATCATCTTGGTGTTCTTGGAACGTTGAGTCGATTTCTACCGATGTTTGAAAATGAATATGAATATGAATATGTTTATATTACAGATATAGATATGATACCTGAAAAATTAAAGATAGAATATTTTAATACTGATTTTAATACAATTATATTTACAAAATTATTTTATAATACACCTTGGAATGAAAAAATAAAATATCCAATAATGGGAGGTCAATTTATTACAAAAAATAAAATACCTATTAAAATATTTAATAAATTTTTAGAAGATGTAACTACTAATAAATATCAAGAAATTATAAATAAAATTAATGAATTCAATAATAAAGATAAAAGAAAAATAAAAAAAATCAGTTTATTTCCATATGGAATGGATGAATATTTTTTAAATAATATTGTATATGATTATATTATTAAAGGTAATGTAGATATCGTAATAGATACAGATTTAATATATATAATTAAAAAAATATATTATCAGTATGATAATATATCAGATCTAGACAAAAAGAGAATGTATTATATTATAAAAGCACATCGTATAATATATTATAATACAAAACAAGAAATACATCAAGAATTATTAAAAAGTTATATTCAATTAATTAATATACTCGGGAAAGATACTATTATAAAATATCTAAAAGATAATAATAAATCTAATATCGAATCAATCAATTTATTCTTTGATAATATTAAAAATAAAAATATTAAAACATTAGATGTTCATAAAACATTATAAATTATTGTAAATTAAATTTCTATAATAATCTGTTTCCGATTCTTTTTATTTCCATAATGTTCATAAAATAAATCTAATCCATATTCTGGAGAGTCATCTTCATCAAAAACAGGTATTTTATATTTCTTTGATAAATGAAATAATTCATATTTTAATTCACGATATTGTTTCTTTCTTATTGTGTATTTTTGTTCTAAATTATCGATCATAACTTCAAAATCACCCCATTGGTAAACTTCACCGTCAGTATTTTCATATACTATCTTAGTTGAGAAATTTATTGGTAGTTCTTTTTTAATATCTAAATAATCATACAATATTTCTAATTTAATTAAAATAATTTCGATTTCTCGAATTACTTCATTCATTTTTTTCTTTAAATCTAACAATGCATTATTTAATATATTCTGAAAATCCATTATTCATATATAAAATTATTTCTATATATTATTTATATAATGAATAAAAATATTTATAATAAAATGAAATATTTTAATAATATTCAAAACATTCAAAACATTCAAAACATTCAAAATATTCCAAATATAGAAAATATAATTCCTATACATTTTTGTACTTTTGGAAATACGCAATTATATTCAAAATCTGTTGAATTATTAAAAAATGAAGCATTATCATCAAATTATTTTAATTCTGTAACAGTATATAACGAATTTGATATTCCAGAAAAATATAAAAATTTTGTTCAAGAAAATAAAAGAGGTTATGGATATTGGATATGGAAACCTATAATATTATTAGATATGTTTTCTAAAAAAAACCCAAATGATGTTATCATTTATGCGGATGCTGGATGTTGTATAAGTACAAAAGAGAGTGCTAAAAAATATTTGATAGAATGGATCAATATATTAAAAGAACATGAAACAAAACGTATAGGATTCCAAATGTCTCAACATATTGAAGAAATATGGACAAAAATGGATTTATTTGATTTTATGGAATGTAATGATGATAAATATAAATTAACTCCTAATTATTCCGCAAGTATTCAAATATATATGAATACTGAAGATAATATTAAATTTATTAAAGAACAATTAAGAATCATGACATATGATAATTATCATTATGTAACTGATGAACCTTCATATATACCAAATTCTGAAAATTTTAAAGATTATAGACATGATCAATCTATTTTAAGTCTTTTATATAAAAAATATGGATGTGCAACAATAGAAGATCATTGGAAAGATTATTCAAGACCTATTGTAACAATAAGAAGAAAATTTTTTTAATATTTAAAGAAAAATTATTATATAAAATATATATATATTATGGCAACACAATTATGTAAAATAATGGAAAGGTATGGTAGTGATAAAAGTGTTAGAAATCATAATTATACATTAGTTTATTCAAAATTATTTGATCCAATAAGACAAAATAAATTAAGAATATTTGAACTAGGATTAGGAACAAACAATACGGATGTACCGTCTAATATGGGTCCAGAAGGTAAACCAGGTGCTTCAGTATATGGGTGGGCAGAATATTTTCCTAATTCCGCTATTTTTGGCGCGGATATTGATAAAAGAATCTTATTTAATACTAATAGAATCAATACTTTTTATTGTGATCAAACAAATCCAGAATCAATTAAAGAATTATGGAATAATCCTCTTTTAGCAAATAATTTTGATATTATTGTTGAAGACGCATTACATTGTTTTGTAGCAAATATAATATTTTTTGAAAATAGTATACATAAATTAAATAAAGGTGGATATTATATTATTGAAGATATTGAAACTGGAGAATTCCCATTATTTAATGATAAGATAAATGAATATAAATTACTATATCCGAATTTATCATTTGAATTAATGCAAATTCCTCATCATATAAATAATGTATCTAACTATGGAAATGATTCTAATAATAATATATTAGTAGTTCATAATATTGAATAAATTTTATTTATAAAAAAAATTATCAATTGGAATATCAAATTCCTCACATATTCTTCGTAATCTTTTACTAGATTTTTCTTTTCTTTGATAAAAATCCAGATTTCTTTGAATTATAATTTCCTGAATAGTTAATTTCTTTTTTAACATTATTGCAACCCTAATTTTTCTATCATTCATATCTAGCTTAATTCTATTCATTTTTTAATCTAATAATATTTAAATATTATTATAATAAAAATTCAATTTTTTTAGATTTCAATTTATTGAAAGATAAAAAAATTAGGATGGAGTTTATGGAGTCTCAATTTTTTTAGATTTCAATTTATTGAAAGATAAAAAAATTAGGATGGAGTTTATGGAGTCTCAATTTCTCGAATTATTTGATTTATTTTTTTCTTTAAATCTAACAACGCATTATTTAATATATCCTGAAAATCCATTATTCATATATAAAATTATTTCTATATATCATTTTTATAATCTATTGGATTCATAAAATATTTATCTATTTCTTCAGAATTATTAATGATACGAAAAATGTGATTCCTTTCTTTATTTTGATTGTGTTCTATATCAGGATGATAAAATGATTTTAAATTATGTTTATAACATAATATGTTGAATATAACTTGATCTCCTGGATGATGTGAAGTAACTAATGGTGTATTATCATATGGATCGGGATAGAAACTATATTTAATCCATTCTTTGAAAAATAAATCATTTTCTTTTGTTTTTTTCATCATATACCATGTAGCACATATATGAGGTTTTTTATTTATAAAATAATAATTAGTATTAGGAGAGATTATATCCCATACGTATTTTTTATTACAACAATTTAGCCAATCATCATTTAATATATTTTTACCAAAAGATCCAGCAATAAAATGTAATTTATTATAACAATATTCCATAACTTTATCAATATTTTGATTAAATCCATATCTAAAATATTGAGATGAATCCACATAATATAAAATATCATTATCACCCATTTTTTGATAAACATCATATGAAGCTAAAATTTTATATGCACAATAATATCCATCTCTACGACCTTCTTTATAAATATATTGTAACATATCCATTTTTGTATATAATTCATGATCCTTTAATTTTTCTAAATTATATGAATGTTTAATAACATTATATTTTGTAAAACTACTAATTGTATCATTTAATAATTTTTGTGTTTCAGTAAATGGTGGTTTATCTGCATATGTTACTAAATGTATATTTTCCATTTAGATAATATATAATTTTATTTCTATATATTATTTATAAATAAAATTATCAATTGGAATATCAAATTCCTCACATATTCTTCGCAATCTTTTACTAGATTTTTCCTTTCTTTGATAAAAATCAAGATTTCTTTGAATTATAATTTCATGAATAGTTAATTTCTTTTTTAACATTATTGCAACCCTAATTTTTCTATCATTCATATCTAGCTTAATTCTATTCATTTTTTAGCATAATAATATTTAAATATTATTATAATAAAAATTCAATTTTTTTAGATTTCAATTTATTGAAAGATAAAAAAATTAGGATGGAGTTTATGGAGTCTCAATTTTTCATTTATGCAATAATTGTTGTTATAATATCCTTTGAAATATTTCCAATTACCTCAGGATTATATCCACCTTCTAATATATATATCAATGATTTGTCCAATGATTTTAAATATTTTGTAACATGAATATAAAATTTAGATGTTAAATCCATTACCTTAAATGTATCATCTATATGTGCATCTAATCCATTGCTAATTATAATGATATCTGGATTTGCTTTTTGTATAAATGGACATACTACAGTATCAAACTTTTTAATATATTCATCATCTTTGGTATGTTTTTCAAATGGAACATTTAATATACGTTCACTATTTTCTTCTTCACTCCCTGTTCCTGGAAAAAATCCAGGAGCAAAACAATGCATCGAACAAAAATAAACATCATCTTTAGTATGAGCCTTAACTAACTCTTGTGTTCCATCACCATGATGTACATCATAATCTAATATACATATTCTTTTGTCATGATTGATATTTAAATATTTTGCAATTACAAAGGTATGATTTACAATACAGAATCCATTATATTTATTTAATTTGGCATGATGTGATGGAGGGCGAATTAAACAATATGCATATTTCGCAAATTCCTCTACAATTTGATAACAAACATCATACAAAATATATGAGTTGTTAACAACTTCTTTGTACGTGATAGTTGAAAAATATGTATCACCATCTTTTATATCATCATTCTCGAGTTCGTCACATATACTTTCAATACCATCAAGATAATCATTTGAGTAGACTTGAGTTAATAATAATTTTGCTTTATTAATTGGTGCTGTTGAGAATGTTTCTTGTAAATGTTTTAATGAGTCTTTATTACTAAAAATATTTATATTTTGAGGTAAATTCTTTTTAAGATATTCTATTGAAACATCGATTCGATCTTGATTCTCTGGATGCTTCTTATTACGCTGTTTCGACAATGTATAATATACGTTTAACATTTAATATTATATAATGTTTTACTTTTAAATCTATTTATAAATCAATTTTTTACAACTTCTTCTTGAGTTCATTCCAAAAGCACATCGGAGCCGTCATTCTGTAGTGTCCAACAAACCATCCGGAAAAATGAGACTTCACCGCACGATTTCCACGCGAAAGAATATTTGACTCCTTGTTTGTAGATGTCAGTGTAGCAATCTCATTGGTCTTCTTATTCTTCAACGCAGACTTGTACCAGATCTCGTCACCGTCCGTCGCAGACATCAGTAAGATGAGTTCCCACTCAGATTGCTTCTTGGTGTAGGTCAATGCCTTCTTGAAATTATCAATTGTAAGATCTTCAATCTTCCACTTGCCCATTTCGGAATCAGTTGTAGAAAGTTCCTTCAGCATTTCCTTGTTCACTTTGTACTGAAGGTGGCCACGCTCGACGCCGAGGTTGGCATGATTACCAGTACAGAAGAGTTCATTTGGAAAGGTAGAAGGGTAGAGTTTGTAGTGCGCCATGGTGTATGTTTATTAATATACTAACTTTTATACGAATGAAATTTCAATTTTTTTAGGATGGAGTCTCAATTTTTTTAGATTCATTCATTCATCCATTCATTCATCCATTCATTTAGTATTTAAAATATGTAAATTGTGTTCTTCTATTGGGTTCTAATTCATGATATCTTGAAAGTTGAATATTAAGTTGCAATATAAGGTTATTATCACGAATATTTACAGCATGTTGATAT